GGCCGTCCGCCCAAGGAACAAGAGGCAGCCTGATGGATGCGAAGTTCGGCGGGAACAAGTTTGGCGGCCAGAAGTTTGGCGGCCAAACGCACGGAGGGAACACCTTCGGCGGCAATCAGTACGGCGCCAGCCAGGAATTGGCCCGCCTGCTGATTAACGCCCAAGCGCCCCCGCCGGTCGGCCTGCAGGACTTCGCTCAAACGCCCGCCCAAGCCCCAATGCAGGCCCCACAGGCGGCTCCGCCTCCTGCGGCCCCGCTAGTCCCGCCGCCGGCCGCGATGCTTCCACAGGCCCCGGCTATGGCCCCAGCGGTGGACCCTATGGCCGCCCCTACCGTCCCTCCCATGCCCGAGACTGTCCCGGTAGGCATGGACCCGGCAAGCCCGGAAGTGCGAAAGGTGCTTGAGGCAATGCAGCGTACCGCATTTCAGAATGCCCCTGCGCCTTGGGCGGTCAATCAGGGCACCTTGGCGGACCAGCGGTGACAGCCCTTTCGATTGTCCAAGAGGCGGCTGGTTGGCTTGCGCTGCCTCAGCCCACCGCGCTATTCTCCGCGACGGACCAGCAGACCATCCAGCTTCGCTCCCTCCTCAATGAGGAGCTGCTGGAACTTCGCCAGTGGCCCGACTGCTGGTGGCGCAAGCTGATCCGGCAGCACACGTTTACCAGTACGAATACCGACGTTCAGCCGGCGAATGCGGTTCCTGATGATCTGAATTTCATCCTGCCCTCGACCATGTGGGACAGGACGATCACCCGACCCTGCTGGGGGCCGATCATGCCGCAGGACTGGCAGGCATGGTTAGCTAGGCCGATCCTGACGAGCGTTATCTGGGGCTGGAGGCTTCGCGGTAACGACTTCCTGACCGCCCCCAATCCCCCTGCGGGCGATACCGTAGCCTATGAGTATATCTCGACGCTCGCGGTCTATTCCAGCGGCGCGACGACCCCGGACCAAGAGGCGTTCACGGCGGATGATGATACGTCCGTTTTCAACGATACCTTGATGAGCCGTGGGCTGCGCTGGCGGTTTTTAAGAAGTAAGGGCCTCGACTACGCCCAGGAATACAAGGAGTGGATCAGCCTGCTCCAAATCCTCTCCGCTAGGGACAAGGGCATGGGCGTCATGAACGCTGCCGGGTCGCAATGGCCGGGCGTTGCTGGTCCCTACGTGCCCTCGTTTGGATTCCCAGGACCGTGATCTGTGACCGTTTTCACCATCTATTCTTCGGAAAACCAGTTTCGCAAGACTGTCGTTGAGCGTCTTGGGGACGGGAATGGTTCTCTAGCCACCACGGCTACGACGGGTTTTCTGTACGTGCCGACCTGCGCGGGCGTTCCTACGGGCATCCCGGTCCCGCAGGATGGCATGATGCCCATCGTTGGAAACAGTCTGACGGGCGTGCTTTATCGCTTCCATGGCGGCGCGTGGGCTGCTGTCTGATGTACCTCCCCGCAGTAGCAACCCGACTAGGTCAAGCCCAGCGAAGGGTATCCCGAGCCTTCAACCTGCCCGCTCCGGTCGGCGGCATCAACGCGCGCGACGCCTACACCGATATGTCGCCCGAGGATGCGGTAAACCTCGTCAACGTATTTCCCGAGGCGAACTATGTCACCGTCCGAAGGGGCCACGCCCAATGGGCGACGGGGATTGGCCAATACGTGCAAACCATCCTCGTCTGGCAGGGCCTGACTGGGGTAGATCAGATATTCGGCGCGTCCGGGGCCTATATCTATGATGGCTCTGCATCCGGGACTGCCACAGTGGCCGTTTCTGGCCTCACAAGTGCCAAGTGGCAGTGGACGAACATCGAGACGGCGGGCGGCATGTTCCTGATCGCCGTCAATGGCGCGGACACGGCCAAATCCTACGACGGCACGACCTGGGCAACGCCTGCCATTACTGGCGTTTCGTCGGATACGTTCGTCAATGTGTGCCAGTTCAAGGAGCGCCTTTGGTTCGCTCAGGATAACTCCCTCGATCTTTGGTATCTGGGCACGCAGTCGATAGCCGGTGCCGCGACGGTCTTTCCGATGGGCAGCGTCTTTCGTCGGGGTGGCTACGTCATCGGCCTCGGCAGCTTCAGCCGGGACGCCGGAGAGGGACCGGATGACTTCTTCGTGATCGCAACCAATAACGGCGAGGTTGCGGTCTACCAGGGAACCAACCCGGACAGCGCGACGACTTGGTCCCTCGTGGGCATCTTCACGATTGGAAAGCCCATCGGGCGGCGTTCCATGACGCGCATCAATGGCGACCTCTCGATCATCACGCAGGACGGCGTGGTTTCCATGCAGGCCGCTTTGCAGTTCGACCGTTCGGCCGGAGACAAGGCGACGATTACGTCCAAAATCCAGACGCTCTTTGGCGAGCTATCGCGGGATTATTTCAACAACTTCGGCTGGCAGCCCTGCGTCTATTCCCGAGCAAGGTACCTGATCGTCAACGTCCCGCAGGTTCAGGACATGACGCAAATCCAGTTGGTGATGAATACCGTTACCGGCTCCTGGTGCCGTTTCGAGGGCATGAATGCGGAGTGCTGGGCGGTTGCCAACGACCTGCTGTATTTTGGCGGCAATGACGGGATTATCTATCAGGCGAACGACGGCTACACGGACAGTTCCCAAGACCCGCTGATCTTTGTCAACAACAGCAGCGGCGTGCTTCAATTCCAGAATGGCACCCCACAGAATATCTATTTCACCGTTGAAGGCGCCGTGAATATCGAATGGGAAATCCAGACTTCGTGGCAGAACTATAAGCAGACGAACAACAAGTATTTCACGATGGTGCGCCCGCTGCTTCTGACGGGAGGCGGCGCGCAGTTTGCCATTGGCGTTGACGTTGACTTCGTGGTCACGACGCCAACCGGGACGCTCAATACCGGCACCCTTGGCGGCATGATCTGGACATGGACATGGCCCGGCACATGGGGAGGGCAGAACGTCCTCGACAGCAAGTGGCAGTCTTGCGGAAAAATAGGGAACTGGGCCTCGGTCCACCTCAAGGGCATCATCCGAGGCGCCCCCTGCAACCTCAATGCGATCGACTTGGTGGCGCAGACCGGCGGTGTGTTGTGACCCTCCTTGAGGGCCACGATGAGACTGTAAGCCAGTTCGTGGCTCGCCTCAGCCCCATTGAGCAGCCGGAGTTTGCGCCGGGCTATCGTGCCTTCGGGGTGATCCGCGACGACGGGGCGCTGGTGGCGGGTGTGGTATTTAGCAATTGGCGACCGGCCTTTTCTACACTAGAATTGAGCGGAGCCTCTATCAGCAGGCTCGTCGCCCGCCCCCAGATCGTCGCCCAGCTTGGCGACTATGCATTTGGAAAGCTCGGCGTTTTCCGACTCTGGGCGCGTACCTCTACCGAGAACAAGGCCGCCAGGGGCTTTCTAAAGCGCCTTGGCTTTGTCGAGGAAAGCACGTCCGCCCATTACTATGGACAGGGCCGTCATTCCATGACTTTGCGCGCACTTCGTCCCGAATGGGAAAAGCGATGGGGCCAGAAGCTCCAGAAGGCCGCGTAAATGCAGAGCCCATCCGCTCCCCAAGCTCCGAATCCCACGCAGGTTGCGAAGGATCAGACCACCAGCAACGTCAACACGGCTGTGGCGAACGCCACGCTTGGGAATACCAACCAAGTCACGCCCTACGGGAACCTGACCTATACGCAAACCGGCGGACAGGACGTTGGCGGCAACTTTGTCCCGTCCTACACGGCAACGCAGACCCTCAGCCCCGAGCAGCATCAGATTTACGACAAGACGACGGGCCTACAGTCCGGCGCGCTGGATACCGCCAGCACGGCGTTGGGTCAGGTCAATAACTCGATCAACAAGCCGCTCGACTTCAGCGCGGCTCCGGCTCTGCCGGGCAGTCAGGACAAGCTGCGGGAGGATGCCTACAACGCCCTAACGCAGCGTTCCAATATCGACCTGAACCGCTCGGAGGGCGCTCAGAAGAACCTCCTTGCCAACCAGGGCATTGCCGCAGGTTCAGAGGCTTACAACCGCGCTCTGGACCCAATCGAACGCGCCCGCGTGGATGCCAGCGGGCAGGCGACGATCAACGCGGGAACGATTGCCGGGCAGAACCTCAGCGAAGCCCAGACGCTTCGCAACCAATACATCAACGAAGCCCAGACCGTTCGCAATCAGCCGATTCAGGATTTGACTGCCCTTCTCGGCTTTGGTGGTGGCGTCAAGCAGCCGACCTATGCGCCGGGAAGCGCGGGGCAGGTCGCCCCAACCGATACGGCCAGTCCGGTCTATAATTCGTACAACGGGCAGCTTCAGCAGTACCAGACGCAGACAGGCGCAAATAATGCGCTGTTGGGCGGCCTTTTCGGGCTTGGTGGGTCGGCCGCCGGAGCCGCCGGAATGTTTGCGCTATGACCGTTCGCACGAAAACGTCAGGTAGCCCGTCCAATCAACATTCGTTGGCTTTGCCACTCGATTGTAGCGAGCGCAATGGGCGCTTGCTGATTGGATCGCGGAGGAACTGTCGGGGCCGTACCACGACGCAACCCCTCCAAGTTCAGTACCGCTCACGTTTGAACAGCCCGCAAGACCAAGGGCTAGAAGCCCGATGACGACGCGCATGATTGACCGCCTTTCCAATCACGAGAACATTGCCCTTCAGTTCAGCGGCGGTAAGGACTCGCTCGCCGTCGCCTATCTGCTGCGTCCGTATTGGGACCGCATCACGCTATATCATGTGGATGCAGGCGACCTGTTGCCCGAGATACGGGAGGTGGTCGAGACCATAGAAAAGATCGTGCCACGCTTCGTGCGAATCGAGACCGATTCCAATGCCTGGATGGATAAGCACGGCTATCCGAGTGATCTGGTCCCGACCAGTTGCACGCCTTCGGGTGTGATGATCGGCATGTCGGAAAAGCGCCTTGTAGACCGCCATGATTGCTGCGCTTGCAACGTGATGATGCCCATGCACGACCGGGCCATCGCGGATGGCTGCACCTTGGTCATTCGCGGCACGAAGCGGGCGGACTTCAAGCGGATGCCTGCCGAGAACGGCCCCACAGGTCTAGGATATGACCTGTGGCTGCCCATCCTTGAATGGTCGCATGAGGACGTTTTCAGCTATTTGAAAAGCCTCGATCTTCCCTTGTGCCGGGTCTACGAGCATCGAGTGAACGCGCCCGAATGCGCGACCTGCCCCGCTTGGTGGAGCGAAGGGCGGGCCGAATATCTCGGCAAGTACCATCCGGCCTTGGCTGCCGAGTACCATCGCAAGTTGGCAGTTGTCTCGGCTGAAGTGCTGCCATTCCTCGATCATCTGAAAGCGGAGATGGTCGATGGCCGATAACAGCGCCCTCCTCGCCTCCCTCTTGCTGGGTCAGAAGCAGCGCCCGGACCCAATCGAGGCGCAGCGCAAGTATGGGCAAGACCTCATCGTCAAGAGCAGTTCCACGGCTCCCTTGGCGTCCGGCAGCCCAATTGAGGGGATTGCCCGCGTTTTGCAAGGCGCCCTTGGCGGCCTGACGGCTGGATATGCGGACCAGTTGGCCCAGGAGCGTGGGCAGAAGACTGTTGCAGGCCTATCGGCTGCGCTGCAAGCAAACACCCCGGAGGAAGCCGCCAAGGCCCTACAGGGTGCCGGTGGCGATCCCGACACGGTGGCTTCGAGCTTGGCTCAGCTTCTGTCGCAGAAGGGCGACCGCTACACCAAGGACGCACTGGCGACGAGGGCATTCGGGGCTGCCGGCGGCACTATGCCGGGCGCGCAGGGCGGCGGCATTTCCACGGCCCCCTTGCCGGCTCCCGGCGGCTATCAGGGAACGCTGGGCGGCCGCGAAAGCAGCAACAACTCTCAAGCGGTCAACCCTCAGTCTGGTGCTGCTGGGCAATTCCAGTTCATGCCCGCGACGTGGGCAGAGGTTCGCAAGAGCAACCCCGACCTCAACCTGCCGGATAGCCCCTTGCAGGCTCCCCCGCAATTGCAGGCAGCGGCAGAGGAGCGTTTCCGCGCCCAGAACGCCAAGACCCTACAGGGCGCGGGTATCCAGCCCACGCCTGCAAACCTCTACCTTGCCCATCGCGCGGGCGCTCAGGGTGCACAGGCCATCCTTGGGGCCTCCCCGGATGCCCCGCTTTCAACGGTCGTGCCCCCGGAGTGGATCGCCCAGAACCCCGACATGCGGACTACTGTAGGCCAATTCCTCCAGATGGCTCAGTCCCGCTTTCCGGGACAAGGCGGCCAGCAGCCCGGCCAACCGCTTCAAATCGACGTGAACAACCGCCCCCCGCAGGGCAGCGCGGACGGCCCAAGTATGCCCCAGCCGCAGGGCGTGCCACAGGCCCCAGCGCAGCCCCAAATCAGCCCCGCCGCCGCCGAACTGATGAAGCAGGCGCAGGCCGCGTTCCAAGGTGGCGACCCGGCCCGCGCCGCCGCATTGCAGCAGAAGGCACAAGAGACGCAGGCGGCCCATCAAGGCGAACTGGAGAAGCGCCGATACGCGCAGGCGGAGGATATGCAGAAGCGATCTGCCGATGCCTTGGAACACGACCGGCGCGAAGCTAACAAGCCCCCGAACAAAGAACAGTCCGACGCAGGCGGTTTCGCGGATCGCATGACCAACAGTTTCCGCATCCTTGGGCAGAACGAAAAAGAGGGCCTGTCCACCAAGGGTCGCATGCTCGACGCCAAGGTGTTCGGGGTTGGCGTGCCGGGCGCTAACTATGGCCAGAGTGAGGGGTATCAGCAGTTTCGGCAGGCAAAGGATGACTTCATCAACGCCCAGCTCCGCCGGGAATCAGGCGCGGTCATCAGCGATGGCGAATATGCCTCTGCCGACCGGCAGTATTTCCCGCAGCCGGGTGATGCCGAAAGCGTGGTCAAACAGAAGCTAAAGAACCGTCAGCTTGTGGTCGACGCCATGACGCGCGCCGCTGGGCCGGGCTATACGCTCAACCCGGCTGTCAACCAGCCGACAGACACTGCACCGCCGCCTAAGAGTAGTGCGGCGCAGGCCAAGATTTCCACGGATGCAGAATTTGACGCGCTGCCTCCCGGCACGCTGTTCGTTGGTCCTGACGGACAAACCCGGAGGAAGCCGTAGTGGGGTGGCAAGATGCCCCCGTCGTTGCTGCGCCAAAGTGGGCAAGCGCACCAGTGGTGGATGCTGCGCCCCGGGCGCAAGGGATGTCCGACGCTGCGGCTAACGCCTTTGGTGGTGGCGCATTAATGAACTTCGGTGACGAGGCGACCGCAGCAGTCCGCGCTGCGCTCCCCGAGTTCTCCAATTGGATGATGCGGGGTCCGGCTATTCCTCCGTCTGCCAATGGGCCAGCACAGCCTCCGCAGACTGTCTCGACGGCACCTGATTTTCAGGGCCGCTATGATGAGGAGCTTGCACGCACTCGCGCCCAGACGCGAGCGGACGAACAAGCTTATCCAGCCATGACTACGGGCGCAAATATTGCCGGGAACGTGGCGACCACGGCTCTTGCGCTTCCCGCTGCCGCGACCTCAGTTGGCCCACGACTGATGGGAAATATCTTCAAGATGGGCGCGACCGGAGCGGGCCTGGGGGCTGTCTCTGGCTTTGGTCATGGAGAGGGAGGATTTGAGAACCGTGTTGGTTCTGCCATTCTTCCCGCAGCGGCTGGCGGCGTTCTAGGTGCTGCGCTTCCTGTTGCGGGTATGGCTGGGCGTGCGGCTATGGAAACCGCCCTAGGTCGATATCTCAGTGAAAACGTGGTCGCGCCTGCCGCTCGCTCCATTGGTTCGATATTCGGCGGGAATGCGCCCAAGTCTCTCTCTGCTGCCGCTGCGGATGGCGGCCCTGCTCCCAGTTCCTGGCTTGGCGGCTTGGCGGACACGGCAGGCAACGTCTCGGAGGCGGGCGCTATAGAACGTCTCGCCACTGCGTTGCAGCGCGGGAAGATTGATCCGAACACCGTCAATCGCCGGCTAGGTAATTTGGGCGACCAAGCCATGTTGGCTGACGTTGATCCTCAATTCCTGTCGATGGCACGCTCTGCACACACACAGCCTGGAGAGACGCGCACGCTGGCAAAGAACGTGTTGGATGCGCGCGATAGACAGGCCCCCGACATGATTGTCAGAGCCTTCGAGGGGAAAGAGCCGCCCCCCTCGTCATTCGCGCTTCGTGGAGAAAATCAGGCATTCGACCAGAATCTTCGCGCCGTGGGATCGCGTGCATATGGCGACATGGAGGCCGCCGGCCTGAAGCAGACGCCGGAGTTGATGAAACTCTATGAAAACCCGATCATCGACAAGGCAATCAACAAGGTGATGTCAGAGGAGGCGGCAACGCGGGCCGGAACCTCTCGCGTGCCCGCATCACCCGTTGATATCATGCACAAGGTCAAGCAGGAGATTGCGGACCAAGGCGTTGCCGCGACTGGGCGAGGGGCATCAACTCAATCGTATTATAGGGACCTTGCTGGCGAGTATGTTCGAGCCCTGAAGGCGGCCAATCCGAAACTGGCGGAAGCTGATCTTGCATACAGTCAAGCGGCATCGCTGCCTGAGTTCTTCGATGCGGGCCGCTCGCTCTTGACGGGCGGTACCACTGAGGCTGCGACCGCTAATTCTGCGCCCGCACTGGCCGAAATGCTGGCGCGTCCGAATGGCACGGTTCAGCAGGCGATTGCAGCTCGCGCGGGCGCTACGAATGCCGCCCGCGAGACCGCCTATAAAGGACCGGATCAGGCAATTGCTCTAGCCAAAAACGTGGATACCAACCGCTTCACACAGGGCAAGATTGGTGAACTTTACGGATCGGATCAGGCCCGCGAAATTCAGCGTATTGCGAATGCTCTGCGGACATTCCGCGCCACCAAGAACGATATCTTGAGTGGGTCCAAGACGGCGGACAAGTTGGCCGAGGTAGTCGACACCGGAAATACGGCGGTGCGCGTTGGAAGCGGGGGCGTAACGGCCCGCATCATGGAGCAAGTTGATAACTTGGTGAATCGACTGGCCGGTCCCAACGAATCGGTTCGCAACGTCATTGGGCGGATCACACTCAATCCTGACGCTTCCGAAAATCAACGTATTCTAGCGCTTGCTGCTGAACTTCTAAAGAACCGTGCGGCGGGTTCGCCTTATCGTGCTGGTGCCGTTGAGGCGATCAGCGGAAACTTCGGGAGAGAATAGATGCCCTTTACCGGAGGCGGCACCTACAGCGCGCCAAGCTCTCCCGGCGCATTCAACCCGGCCCTTTCAGGCGGTTCAGCGGACCCGACTTCGTGGAATGCGCTTCTGGCCGATCTGTCCACGGCGCTTTCGACCTGTATCACCAAGGACGGCCAAACCACGCTCACGGCCAACATTCCGATGGCTGGCTTCAAGCTCACCGGCTTGGGCGTCGGTACGGCCTCGACGGACTCGGCTACGCTTGGACAGGTGCAGAGCGGTGCGAGCAGGTACGCGCTCGCTGCCGGGACTGCCGATGCGATCACCCTCGCGCCGTCTCCGGTCATCACGGCCTACGCCATCGGGCAGGTTTTTACCTTCAAGGCGACGGCAACCAATACGACCGCGATGACGGCGAACGTCAACAGCGTTGGTGCTGGCGATGTCAAGTGGCCGAACGGCTCCGCGTTGGTTGCGGGCGACGTGGTTTCCGGCGGCATGTACCAATTGGAAGTGCAGGCCACGACGCCGGTATTCCACATTCAAACCGTCTCTGCGTCTCCGCTGCCCAAGAGTGGCGGCACGATGACCGGCACGCTTACCATGTCGGGGGCTGCGATCAACGCGGCCAAGGGCGCGGATATCGCAAGCGTTGCGGGCATCACCGATATCGGCGCGATGACCGGCAACTATGGCGATGTGACCGGCACGAATACGTCTACCGGCTTCGGCACCGTGCAGGCCGGAACGACCCGAACCGTCACCTTTACCGGCATACAGACGCTTACCTACAACGCCACGTCGCTGATCCTGCCGGGTGCTGCGAACATCGTCACCGCCGTTGGTGATGTGGGTACGTTCGTCTCATTGGGTTCCGGTAACTGGAAATGCACGCAGTACCAACGCCTATCTGTCGCGCCTGCAAAGGGGGCCTGTGTGGGATTCCGCGCAATGGCTGATGGAGTGGGCTCGCCCGGCGCCCTGGCCAAAATGACAACGGCGGCGGCGGCATTTAACGCCGGGAGCTACTGGGACAATAGCACCAAGCGGTTTACGCCCCCCGTCGGCATTTACTCTTTTCAGGTTTCCCTGAAAGAGGCGGTATCCAATAGTTCAATTCAGTTATTTCTTTACAAAAATGGGGCGGTTCTCGGGCAAGCCTATATGGGTGATTCGCAGACGTGGGCTCAGACGATAGGCGTCGCCATGACCGATCAGGCCAACGGTACCGATTACTATGAGGCGTATTGGCAGGGGTCCTCGTTGAACGTGCCAACAACCACCGAGGCGTGGTTTAGCGCAATGGGGATGGTGACATGATCTCCCGCGCCATGACCTTCAACGGCACGTCTGGAAACCGCTACTTCGGTGGTGTTCTGGCGTCCAGCATCACCATTACAGAGGTCTTGTAGGATGGCCGTCCCATACATCTTCGCCACCCAGCCTGCCGGCAATGTTCCGGGATCGTATCTGGATAGCAATTTTTCGTATTTGTCTGCTCTGGTTGAGGCGGGTGGTACTGTAACCGCATATACGGCCAGCCATACGGTAACGAGTGCTGAAACGGGGACGACGTTTACTAATTCGGGGGCGGCTGGTGCAATCACGTTTACCATGCCGACCCCTGCGGCTGGTCTTGTTTATACATTCATCGTTGCCACTGCTCAGACTGTCACTGTTGACGTTAGTGGGGCAGTAGTCATCGCCATTGGCGAAATAAGCGGCACGGCGGGCGGTGGCGCATCAAGCAATTCGCCATACTCGTCGGTTACGCTAAAGGCGATCTCCACAACTCTATGGATTGCCACATCCTCAACAGGATCATGGACCCCCACATGAAGAAGATCGCTCTATTCCTCGCGGCCACCGAGTGGATCGTACAGTCCTCTATGGGATCATGGAGTGCACAATGAGTGTCTCAGTGAACAGTTACTACACCGTATCCACGGTGGCGGAACTCAAGGCTCTCGCGGGGCGTCCTAGTGTCGTGCAAGTCCTTGCAGGAAACGGCGTCTATAACTGGACGGAGGGAAACACGACAACTGGCGACGATGTGACGGTCATCGAGCCTACCGCACCGACGCCCGCAGGGCGTTACATCCTATCCGTCACGGATTACCCGCTTACCGTCGAAAACCTCGCCGCTCTCAAGGCGCTAACGACTAGGCCGAAATCAGTAAGCATGGCCGGTCGCACCGCAGTGAACGATGGCGGCGGCGGCATCTTCCATTGGGTTGCGGCCGACGCCACGACGGCTGACGACGCGCTCGTGGTTGCGCCGACTTCGGGCACCGCTGGCCGGTGGAAGCGGATATTTTCCGGCCCGGTTAATTTGCGATGGTTCGGTGCTACCGGCGTCGCTGGCGACAATCAGACAACCGCAATTTCCGATTGGCTGAATGCCGCTCGCGGACGGGGCGGCTTCGTGCCAGCGGGCACCTACAAGTGGACCTCCGCGCTGATTCTGACGCTCAATGCGCCAACCCGTTTGACGTTCGCGGTTGACGCCAAGTTCGTTTTTGATAACGGGACGGCCACCAACACCGACACGGCGTTGACCGTCGTATGTACTGGATATGACTTCAGTATTGAAGGCGGCGAATTCGACGGATCGCAACGCTGCAATTGTGTTGTCGACGTTACGCAGGATGCGGTGCCGGTCGGCGCGCGGCCGAATTTCAGTTCGTTCGGGACGACGTACCATAGCACCCGATGGCGTGCCGGTGGTGGCCAACCGGCTTCGGAAAACAAGGCGCTACAAGTGCGCGGCGCATTCCGTCGAATTCGCTCTGAGGCTGACACGTTCGCGAAATGCTATCGGGATGCCACGGCGGGCACTCCGGGTTCGAGCGGCACATGTGGCGCTTTCTTCGGCCGCTATGGCAGTACGGGTCCAGACCCGGAGACGGTTGAGATCATCGACCCGTTTGTCGATGACATTTCGACGGACGCCACCGGCATCGATGCTAAAAACGTGGACGCCGATGGCATCAAGATATTTCAGGGCAGCACAGGCCAAGCCACTCCCGGAGGAATGCGGGCAATCGTTCGGGGCGGAACATTTCGCAACTGCAAAGGGCGCGGCCTAAAGGGCCAGCTTCACGACATACAAGTCGACGGGGCTAAGTTCATCGTGGCCTGCGAACCAATTACCGGCAACTTTGGTAGCGGCGGCAGCGTCCTCGTGGACTTTCAAATTGCTGGCGGCTCTATCAGGAATTGCAGCGCCGAATATGCAACGTGGGGAGCCGGCAAAAGCCCGTTTGTTGTCGATGGGGCCACGGCCATCAACGGATGCACGGGGTTTAGCCTGCAAATGACGGTCAACACCGCACGCGGACGCGCTCTCATAGAAGGGAATACGATTTACAACAACGTCGCGGCTACCGTGGGGTCCCTGGCTATGCCGTTCGCCGTTCAGGCGGACAGCGACGCCCAAAACTCGCGCGCCATCGTCATTAATAATGAGGTGATCGGCGGTGCCTGTAACTGCTTGGTTTACACTGGCGAAATGGGCATGGCGTCGAACGTCGACCGGGTCGATGTTTCCGACAATTTTGCAACTCTGGTGCTTCAATCGCTCATTTGCTCGGCGTCGCTTTCCAATCTGGACAATCTTCGGCAACGCTATGTTGGCAACGCCAACGGCACTCAGCAGCGAACAATCACCGTGGGTTCGATCAATGATACCACCGATGTCATTACATCGACGACGCACGGCCTTGTCTCCGGTCAGGTCATTTGGCTGGTGTTGGGTTCCGGCGCGACGATACCGGCGGGCCTAACCGAATCCGACGCGGGCACCGGCGGCTTCAAGGCATACTGGACGCTGCGAATCGACGCCGACACCTTCAAGCTGGCGGATTCTCCTGCGGATGTAATCTCAAACACCGCAGTCAACATGACCTCGGCCGGGTCTGGCACGATCACTTTCGTCGTGGCTCCCGCGTTCCACACGCGACTCGATGGTGTTATTTTCACCTCGCTCGCAGCCGGTATCAGGACGGCCTACCAGAATGACGGCGCATGGCGTGGCGAGGACCCGGCGAACACCAGAGTCAACGCGCTGCGAGCGACTAGCTTTGGCGGCATGACCGCCAACTCGGCAGTCGGCAATCTTATGGTCATGTCCATTCAAGAGGTATATGTCACGGCTACTTCCTCGTACCAGTTCCGCCCTACCGGATACTATGTCAGCTACCACATGCTGATATGCGACGAGGCCGTCAATAATAACGCACTGTTCTTCACTTATGGCTCTAACTTCACTGCGGCTGGCTATACAGGATCAAACATTTCGTTTGGAACAACATCGGACCCCGGCACCGCGAATAAAACCTCGGTGTGGAAATCCGATATTAGAGGGAATATCCAATCCTGTATCTCGATCACAAACCGGACCGCAACAAACAACGTCTATCGTTTGATTACGTTCGGGAGTTCATAGACCATGTTCGGCACGACGATCCTGGCTGCTCCTACTTCGGCGGCGCGGCGTTGGCCGCCATCCGCACGACGGCGGGGGCCACTGCAGGAAATGCAGCGACCAACTTCGGCGGTGGCGGTGGTGGCGGTGTCGCGCTCGATACGGCGGCCACCGCAACCGGCGGCGCTGGCGCTCCCGGCACCGTGATCATCACCGAATACTGCAATCAATAGGAGCCAGACATGCTTAATCCGGTAACTCTTGTCACCAATAACGCAGAAGTAACGGCGGCAAATCCGCAGCCAGTATATAACTCCGGCGTCGCCCCCGTAGGAGGGGGGATTACGTGGCAGGCTCCGGTAGCCGTTGCCATGACGGGGTCCTCCAAGACCTTCGTGCCGGCCAACACGCTCCGCAAGGCCCTGCAGATGTGGAGCCCGGCGGCAAACGCTGTCGGTGGCATCGACCTTGCCGGCGGAACGGTGGTCTTGGCTGCCGCCATCCAACTCCAGCCCGGCGCCTCGCCAATCTACATCGAGGGGGCGCCAACTCCGGTCGGCATCGTGACGGCCATCGGCACCAATACCCAAAACTTCTACTACCAAGAGGGGCTGTAGGCGATGGGCATCCAGTATCCCGGCGCATCTCTTGGCGCGAACACGTTCACTGGCGCGCAGGCTGCGCCCACCCTCGCCCTCGGCGGCGCGACCATTGGTGCCAATGCGCTGGCGGTGACGGGGACGACAAATATCAGCGGTTTGACCAAGATCGGCACGAGCGCCGGTAGCAATCAACTAGAAGTCGGCAAGAATCAAAACGCGACAACGGAAATCTCCGTCCGCAACACCGACACAACCAACACCACCAGCCGCGCCTTCGTGCGCGCGTATAGTGGCGCGGTTACAGGGATGATGGGTGCCATTACCGGGACCGCTGCTTACGTCGGTTCCGACACCAACCATCCGTTTAATTTGACTATCAACGGGTCACCGGCGGCGACGTTGAGTACGGACGGCGCTTTCACAATTGGCGTTAATCCCAAGTCGCTCACGGGCGCGACAGCGTTATGGGCGGGCGTCACTAACCTCTCCTCGCTCGCCCTCGGCGGCGCGACCATCGGCGGCAATGCGCTGGCGGTGACGGGGGCGGTTGACTTCAGCAGTACCGCCAGCTTCGGCAGCACAATCTCCGCGTATGGTAACTATAGCACGGGAGCCACTCGTGTCATAGGTTGGGGTAACAGTTCAATCGGCACGATTGACAGCGCATTTTCACGCATCTCCGCAGGCATCATCGGCGTCGGCACTGGCGCGGCGGGTTCTGTCGCTGGCGGCATGCAGATGGCGACATTGAAGGCCACCCTACAGACCAATGCTAACGCGACAACAGGGCTTGTCGCTGGCGTGCTGGCGGCGACGACGAACGCCAGCATTGTCATTACGGACGGCAGCGGCCAAGTCTATCGCATCCCGTGCATCATTTAAGCCCAAGACGACGAAAGATTGATGTTCGCCATGATCTCCTCACACGGCCACGGACCATGGCTGACGGCCTGCGCTCTGTGCGTCGCGGGTCTCGCTTTGGTGATGGCTGTCGCGTCGTGCGCGTCCGATGACGCCGACATGTTCGGCAACGTCTACCCGCCTGAGTGTCGTGGGGATTTGTCCAGCGTCGTCGCTTCGGTGGCCCGCGTGCCGCAGTTCTCTCTGCCGCATGGTGCGCTGAGTGTGACCGTCATGGTCAACGGCAAGTCGAGCATCTTCATCGAGGAGCGGTTGAACGACCGCGAATATGCCAGCGTCCTCAAGCACGAACGCTGCCATGCGCTGCTGTACTCGATGGGCAAGAACCCGCAATGGCACAAGGTAACCAAATGAAGCTCGATTTATCCGTCCCGGCGATCAACATTATCTGCCACGCGCTACAGGCCCTGCAACAGCAGACCGTTGTCGTGCTTGAGCAGATCGCGGAGCAGGCCAACGCGCAGCAGCAGCCCGTTGAGACGGTCGCGCAAGACAAATCCTTAGAGCATCAAGACCCATAACCAATGGCCGACATGAACGATCCGCTGCCGGGCTCTGGCGTATCGTTTTGGACGATGGCCGCCGCTGCCGTGGGCTCGCTGCTGACGCTCCGCACCTTTGTCGACAGCTCGCCGATGACGCGCGGCGTGGCCGTACTCTCATCCTGGGCACTGTCGTTCTTCGCCACGCCCGGCGTCACCGAGTGGCTCAACGCCTCGCACAAACAGGAGCGCATCATCGCGCTCCTCATCGCTTTCCTCGGCGCCAACTTGTTGGCCGGCTTCGCCACCTTCGCCGAGAAGTGGCGCACCGACCCGCAGGCTGCATTTGAATGGC